GCGTAGCGCCATCACTAAGCTTAAGTTTTACTTCAACATTAACAGACATTAAAAAAGCTCCAGTACCTTTTGCGGATACTGAAGCTTAATATGATTAGTGCTGACAACTTACGCTGGAAACGTTTCCAGCGGAATGGCTGCTAGTTAAACGCTCTACCTTCAAACTCAGCTGCTATTTTTGCATAAAGAAATAATTTGCTTAAAGGCCATGCTGCAATCTCTGAGTCTAGCTGGTTAAGCACCTTCATCACCAATGCAGTTGCAGCAATGATGCGCCTTACTTTTTTAGTGAGGCTTCCTGATCTAGTGTTAATGCATCAGTATTTTCACCACCTTCAACTGACTCAGCCTCATCGGCACTCATCATTTTGTCAGCGATTGCCTCAGCACGTCGATAATCAACACCACGCAACTGGTTGATTAAACTTTCATCTGTGCCAGTTAGGCTAGCGATTAAAGCAATACGCTGTGCGACGCCGCCACGAACATCAAAAGACAAATAATCAGCAGCGGTTGTGTAACCACGGAAATTAAGCTCGCTAATCGTTAACTTCTCACTAAGTTTTAGTGGGTGTTTGAGAGTAAGTTTTTTCATGTTGGATTAACCAATCTTCTCTGAAGTGTTAGCTACAATCGTGAGCTTGCTTTCGCCGCTATCAACAGGTATCGGGTCTTCTACAAAAGCCTGACTAAGCAAGTGCGTACTGCCATCAGCCAATTTCACGGTGACGTCTTCATCTTTGATATTGTTTAGAGCGATCACATCCACGCCGCCCAGCAAGTTAATGCTGAGTTCTAGCTTTGCTGGGACAGCAGATTCAGTGTAACCACCGTCTTCTGCCAAACGTCCAGGCTTATGCTCACGCTTTGTTCCGCTTGGCGTAAATGTGCCAGGATTAGCCGAAAGTGGTAATTTCCCGATGCTAGGTACGGATACCGTGCGGATATTGTTAATTTGTGCCATGTTTAAATACCTTTCAAAGATTGTTTAAATACGCTTCAATCGTTTTCAAACCCCTATAAAATTGAATGTCATAGGGGTTTGATTAAGAATTAGCTATCAATTAATAAACTGGTACCGCTTTACGGAACTGTGACCGACCAGCCAAAATGTAGAACGGTGATAGCAACACAGGATCATCTTTAAAGTTGAATCGGCTAGGATTAGTGGCATCCTGCTCAACGATCAATGTCTCTTTGTAATAATCGTAAGCTTGCACCCAGCCTTTTTCACGCATGAGCCAGTGCTGATAAAGGCTTAATAAATAGGCGCGAACGTCATCTTCTGTGGTGATTCGCAAACCAGGTCTATAACCTTCGTTGTTTTTTGCGGCGGCGGTACCAACAAACTTTTTAATCGCACCAATGCGCTGCTCATAGCGGATGCGCTCCATTGCCTCGGCTGTGTTGATGTCTAAATATGCATCATCTGCGCTGCCATCAGGGCGATATTGATACATGGAGATCAAGCGCTTGATGCTGCATGAGCCATCTTTGGAAATCTGCATCACACTCATGCCTTTAAATAGCAAGCTGTTAGCATTAGTCCAGTCGTGGTAATCAATACCAATCATGCCAGGTAATGCAATACCCTCTAATGACTCCACTGGGTTGTTGTAAAGCTTTGGTGCAGCAGCAGCGGCAACCATAGCAGCGGCTTCCCATGTGCTGGTTGGGTTAATGCCTAAACTTAAATCAGAAATATGCTCATAGTTTTTAGTCTCACCAAAAGCAGCCGCAGAAGCATAGTCACCACGATGCGCAGTAAACGCGCGGAAGCCTGCCTGTACTGGCGGCAGATATCGCGCTTGGCTTTCAGCGTGCCAAGCCGCCAATGTGGCCGCATCATTAATGCCTAACACTACATAGCGGTACCATTTTTGCCCGAGTATTGCAGTCAAATCACCTGGTGCGGGGTCGCCAGTGCCGCCATTCATCGCGGTGATTGTTAAGCCTAAACCAGCTGGTGTCTCTTCACCGTAAATATTCAAGCGCACATCGATGTTATTACCGCACGTTCCTTTGTGGCGCGCAGTAAGCGTGACAGTACTGGCAACAGCAACTGCCGTCACTGATACATCATCACTGGCCGCGTTAATAGCGTCAGCAATTGCAGTAGCAACAGCTGGCGTAGCTTGGTTTGCAGTTAGACCAGCGCTTACTAATGCACCTTTGATGTATAAAGAGGTTGTGCCAGCTTCCGTTGGCACGGTATTCACCACGATGGTGCCAGTAGCCGCCACACCAGCTGGGTTATCAGCATATGGCAGCAGGTAAATATCCAACACCTTATCAATGGCACGATAGCGTTTAACCATCTGTGCCAAATTAGAACCAGCGCCTGCTTTGGTTTCAGCATCTTTTACGCCACTTATACGCACAATTTCACCTGCTGCGGCTGTGCCAGTGGGTAGCTTTTGACCAGTGATCACCACACCTGGGATGTCATCGCCCAAGCCTGCTTGTGAGCCGTCAATTTCTACATATGCACCAGGGTAGCGTAAAGCCGCTGGTATCGCCTGAAAACTAATCATAATTTATCTCCTGTGTAAACTACACTTTCAAAAGGTGGTGGGTCTGGCAAGTAATTGGTGATTACCGCATCAAAGCTGTAGCTGTCTGCCCAAAAGACCTGTTTTTCTTGGTATTGCAACACGCGGCCACCGTTAAAAACAATTGGGCGTACATCTGGCTCAATCTCCCAGCCCAATAACAAATTCTTAACTGCCAAACGGTAAGCAAGTAGCTCATCATCAATCTCATTTATTTTGTGGCGCCGTGCGTTTTCTATGCAGATCACCACATCAAAAATATTGGTGGTATTTTCGGCACGCTCTCCCGCATGGTTTGATTTATCATTGCTATGGATCACCCATGCAGCTGGCAATGGCAATGCCTCAAGATTGATTAGGGCATAAGCTGCGCCACCGTCAACAGCCCTAAACCATTGCTTCTCAAAGCCAGCAGGTTTATCCGCTAAACGCTCTATGAGTGGGGTAAGCGATATCATTACCAATCGTCCCCAGATGCATAGGCACCTCCATAACGCTGAGTATTACTAGAAATGCTAATCACATCCCCCTCAATCACTGGGTCAGTAGGTAAAGGTGGTATCAAGTTGCTTTCACCACGAGCATGCGCTTTAAGCATGCCAATTGCGGCCTCATAAGCAGATGTTTCTGGCTTATCTAAACGCTCAGCCCCTTGCAGATAATACAAAGCAATGGTTGAGCTTAGTCTCGCCAGTAACGAGGTTTGTACTGTCTCAGGGATGCCATAACTCAAAATCAAGGCATCGGCATCAGCCAAAGCCTTGTCAATTGCATCAAGCGCTTTGTTTAGGGCTAATTGCTCAGCTTCGGTATAACCTGTGACATCTGCCCCCTCAATGATTGCGCGCAGCGCTTCATGTGGCGGCATGTCCATATCAGCTGGCACAGCCAACTGAGAAAGACGGCGCGCATTGGAGCGTGCGAGCAAATCAGAGCGGGTAGCAAATGACATAGTTATTGAGCGCCTGCTTGACCAGCAGCTTCAGCTTCAGCAGCTAAACGTACAGCCTCTAACTCAGCCCATAATTCATCACGCTGCGCAGCGCTTACATCAAAACCAACAGCAGCCGTTAATACAGTGGCATTAGGCAAGCCGCTCTTGGTCCAGTTGCCATCAACTGTTTTATCTAAAGCCGTCATTGCCTCTTTGATTGCAGCTAATTTGTCGGCATCAGATAACTCAGTAGGCCCAGATGCAGTTTGAGTTGAGTTATCAACAGATACAGGCTCAACATATCCAACAGGCTTTTCTACGCTAGTTTCAAGCATTTGCTCGTTTTCTAAACGTTCTTTAGTTGCATCATCAACCTCAAAAATCCCCCATGCCAGCGTGAACAAAATCGCGCAACGGTGGAACTGTTGAAGCCCCATTTTTGGTTTAACACGTACATACACTTTAGTCATGATGTTTTCCTTTTTTACCTAATCACCACCCATGACTGGGTGTTGATTAGTATTACTAGTGGGTGGGTTATTTAGTTAATTACAATGACATCAGTGGGCTTACCACCAACTCAACCTTGGCGTAGTTGGTATTACTTGCACCGTTGGCCTTATTGATTGCTTTGAGCAACGTTTCAGCCGCTGCCATGTTGTCTGGGCCAACCACTAAAGTATCAGGCACGATATTTAATTGACGGTTGCCGTCACCCTTGAACTTCATCATGCCCTTGAAAGCAGCATCAAAGTTAGCTTCGGTCAACGCCAGTTGTGAGCCAAAAGCCAGCTGCCAGAAAC